CTTCCCCGAGTCCCACTCGCTTTACACAAGCGTCTCCGCGATCTCTTACAAGGGAAAGCGGCATGGAAACGCATCAACGGCAGTAATGTCGGTGATGAGTATCTCAATGGGGTCTTCGGTTGGTTGCCTCTCTGGAACGACCTGAAGAAGATGCACAAGCTATCATCCGAACTGGATAGTAGACTTGCGCGCATCGTCAGGGAGAACGGGAAAGGCGTCCATAAACGGCGCGAGATCAAGAATACAGAGACTTCGACGGTGACGAAGGTGGAAGCAAACTTACCCTTCTATGGGTGGAGTAATGCTCCTGCCAACATCATTTCGGGTTACGGTAAAGTAGAGACCGTAACTACCAATACCGAAAGAGTATGGTTTGTCGGAAGATTCCGATACTATATTCCTGATATTGGGTCGAATCCCTGGAAGCGGAGGACTGTTAGAGCACTTTACGGTGCCAATTTCACGCCAGAAGTGGCGTGGAATCTTCTTCCGTGGTCGTGGTTGGCTGACTGGTTCGGCAATGTGGGGGACGTAATGTCCAACGCATCATCGAACGCAGTCGACAATCTTACCGCTGACTACGCATTTGTCATGAGAACGCTCGAACAAAGAGTCGAGTATCATGGCACTGCGTCGTGGGCCGGGTTCAAGTCTGATCCTTTATCTCCATTGGAGAAGATCATTGAACCTGGGTCTGCTTCAGCCTACGCCGTCAATAAGACGACGTGGAAGCTGAGGACAGTAGGGTCTCCGTTTGGCTTCGGCGTTACATTTGATGGTTTATCAAACTATCAAATGGGCGTCGCTGCTGCGCTCGGCATTAGCCGAGCGAACTTTTAACAACGTTTCGGAACCAACATGTTTGCTGATCCTCAATCTGTTACTGTCAACGCCGTAGCCCAGTCGCTTCCTGCGACTGCCCGTAATGGGACTTCGTCCGAATATACGAAGGACGACCAGTCGTACAAGCTGACTATTGGACACCAGTATGGGAATCGTAAGCGGTTTACTATTCGTTTGGATACGAATAAAATCGCTGCCGATCCTCTTGCGAGTGCTAATAATCAGCGGTACTCTGCGTCGGCCTATATCGTTATTGACGGGCCGAATGTTGGCTACACTAACGCAGAATTGCAGCAGTTGGCGTCGGCTCTTTCGAGCTGGGCCACCTCTGCAAATCTGCTCAAGGTGTTGGGTGGAGAAACCTAAGAAAGGTCATGTCTGTCCTTTCCGATCTCTCTACGACCACGATGGCTCATATATGCACTATGACTAGCGTCATATGTACATACTGGTCATCGTGGTTCAGTTACATGGCTTGAGGATCTCTCCAATGTGGAGGTCAGCAAACCCTGGACCGACTCCCTCTAAAAGGAGGCGTCGTGAAAAGCCTTGTATGGCTCTCGGAACAGGTTCTCGCAGATTGCGGAACCAGGTGTGGTGTCAACGTCCAACGCGATGTAGAAACATTGCGTTGGCGGGTGGAGAAAGAAGGTGATAGTTTTCTTACTATCACTCTTCCGAACTATTGCAAGGGCTTTGAAAGTGCTCTTGCGACAGGTCGCCTGGAGCCTTCCCTTTTTCCGGCTTGCCGGTTTAAGGGTGGTCTCCCCGTATTCCTACGGGGTTTCCTCTCTAGGATATTCCACCGCAATCGTCGGTTGCGTGAAGACGCATGTCCAGACTGCATATCTTCTGTACGACAGATCACTCTGTTGCATAAGAAGGTACTTCTTTCGTGCACGAAACGTCGCGAACGGAAGGCTGAACAAGCGTTCATAGCGTGTGAGAAGGAACTATCTGAGCTTAAGGTGGATGTCGCCTTTCTTGAAGATTTCAAGAAGGTTTCATCTATCGTGATATCCGACGTTCTTCGTGCGGTCCCCAAAGGGGACATGTACGAAGACCTTAAGCCCCGCCACGGCCCGGGTTCTACCCAGGAGAGGATACTTGGTAATGCTAAGTATCGTCTTAAAACGTGGCATCATCGTTTAGAAGAGTTCTTTCCTTATACCGAATATGGTGTCGCATCACTGCGTAACCTCGGTGAGGATCCTACTCTACTCGATGATGTTCAGTTCCTCGAACCCAAGGAAGAGCCACCCGTCAGGGTGGTTTTCGTTCCTAAGACTCTGAAGACTCCTCGTGTTATTGCGATTGAG